TAGTGGTAGTTGGTATCGAACCATTTTGTCATTTCAATCGCAAATTGGGTTTTATTACCACGCGCTAATTGGAAATATTGATCAAGTGTTAAATTTTGGCTATCGAAACCAAAACGAGCAGGAATCGCACCTGTTGCCACTTGTAAATCTAAAATGTGATCGTAAAGTGTGAAATCAGCCACCGCGACAAAATCAGCATTTGCCTTGGCTTGGTGTTGCCAGTTAAGTTCACGTAATCTTTTTGCAATATCTAATAAATCTGCTTCTGCAATTTCGCCACGCCAGTAACGCTCTTGAGCAAATTTAAGTTCACGCTTTGCGCCTACGCGCGGAAATCCTGCTAAATGAAATGTTGTCATAATTAATCCTTCTATTGTTTTGTTTGGTTTAGACGTCTAAACGTCTGTTCGGTTATAGAATGCAATAGAAAATAAAATTACACAACTTCATAATTTTCAGGTTTTAAATGAATTAAATTAATAAATAAAAAGACCGCACTTTAAGATTTCTAAAAAGTGCGGTCTTTTTTGTATGAGGTTTTATAGTGTTATAAGGCGGTAACGAAAGTAATCAAACCAAGTACGACACCAGGCGCATTTGCTAATGAAATAGGCAGATCGCGTTTTTCTTTCAATAAGCCATAAGCTACCCATAAACTACAGTTGATTGTCGTAGCAAAAGGCTGTAACCAGCCACCTTTTTGACCAGATAAATTTAGACCAATTTGTTGCAAGTAAGAAACATACATACAAACTGAAGTAAATGTTGCGACATAGCCTAAAATAGTAATAAAACGTTGGTTTGTCATTTGCTCTCCTAAGTTTAACAGAATAATCTGAAACTAGATTATTAACTAAAAATTGATAATATTCATAAATAATACAATATAATTAATCAAAAGTCAATAAATAGCAAAATAGAGCAAAGATCGTTTCATTTTAGTTAAGGATAAAATGCGTTTTTGAGGGAGAGTATGAAGAGAGCTGAGAGAAAAAAACAAAAAAATAACCGCACTTTAAAGCACGGTTATAGAGAATTCTGAACAGTTCAGTTGAGATTATTCAACACCAACCATTACAGAAGTTGCTGAGATGGTAGAAGAAATTACGTTACCATTACCGATATCAATGTGTACGATTGCGTTCACAGAACCAGTTTCGATTGATTTTACAGTACCTTTAAGTTGGTTTCTTGCACTAATTTTCATTTAGCATTTCCTTATGTTTAAGTTAAAAAGAGTAGACATTATATAGATAAATATATAAATTGAAAATACTACTTAATAGGTGATAACACTTTTAAGATTTGCTCAGCATTTTCTTTGCTTAACGCGTAAGCGTAATTAATCCATTTGACTAGAATTTAAGTAAAAAAATAACCGCACTTTATCGTGCGGTTACATTATTTTATAAGCATTTAGCTGGTTTTGGCAGACCCGCCAGTTTGGTTGCTTGCTTAGCTGGTCCGTCAGGGAAGAGTCGTTGTAAATAGCGGCTATTACCTTTGTCGACACCTAATTTTTCTGACATTGCTTTTACTAGCATCCGAATTGCAGGGGAGGTGTTATATTCTTGGTAAAAATCACGCACAAAATAAATCACTTCCCAATGAGCGTCGGTCAGTTCTACACCTTCTAGCTGAGCAATGTGTTTTGCTACATCCTCATTCCAATCAGCAATATTAAGTAAATAGCCAAAGGCGTCGGTTTCGATTTTTTTTCCTTGTACGGCAATCATATTAATTCACTTCTTTAAAGCTGATCATTTCGTTATCGGCGTAGTCAGACGCATCTTCATCATCAAATTTCATTGGTTCGATGCGTTCTTCATCAAATGCGGTATCCCCTTCAATGCCATCAAGTGATTGGCCATGTTTAATGCCTTTGAAATCGAAGAGTTTTGGGTCACATAAGTGTGACAACGTAATGTTTTGCATCGCACTAAACATGGTTTCTAAGCGTCCTGGATATTGACGGTCCCAAGTATTCAACATTTCTTTCACTACTTGACGTTGTAAATTAGGTTGAGAACCACACAAATTACAAGGGATAATTGGGAATTCTTTGGCTACGGCATATTTTTCAATATCTTTTTCTTTACAATAAGCCAATGGACGAATCACGATTTGCTTACCGTCGTCTGAAATTAATTTCGGTGGCATAGATTTTAGTTTCCCACCGTAGAACATATTTAGCAACAGGGTAGCCAGCATATCGTCACGATGGTGACCTAGTGCAATTTTTGTTGCACCAAGTTCGGTTGCTGTACGGTATAAAATACCACGGCGTAGGCGAGAGCAGAGAGAGCACGTTGTTTTACCTTCTGGGATTTTCTCTTTTACGATGCCATAAGTATTTTCTTCAACGATTTTATAATCCACACCAATACTTTGCAGATATTCAGGTAAAACATGCTCAGGAAAACCAGGCTGTTTTTGGTCTAAATTGACGGCTACGATATCAAATTTAATCGGTGCGCTTTGTTGTAAATTCAACAAAATATCAAGCAGTGTATAGCTGTCTTTACCACCGGAAAGACAAACCATTACTTTATCGCCCTCTTCAATCATGCCAAAATCAGCAATTGCATTGCCTACATTACGGCGAAGGCGTTTTTGCAATTTATTGAAATTATAAGTCTGTTTTTTATCTTGGTTTTGTTCTGTCATATTTATTTACTTTAGCTAATAAAAAAGCCCTGAATCAACTTCAGAGCTTATAAAATCTGTGGTGCCTAGGGTCAGTTTCTTCCCGTATTGATTTTAAAGAAGAAATTTGCATTTTGGCGTAATTTTGGCGTAGTTGCTCTAAAAAGGATTGGTAAAAATATCCTTGTTTTGAGTATTATACCATATAAGAGAAAAGTGCCAATGGTGGGAAATTTGAAAGGCTATTTGATGCGTTTTGCGTTAATTCTACACCAGCGAATAACTTCGCCAGCTATCCATCTCGGGTGTGATTTCTCTTTCAACCTCACGCCTTTTGGAAAACTAGGCTGTTTTACGATAACGTTAGCAGTGTGTTGATAAGGACAACCGACAAGAGCGGCCACATAATCAAGAGGAATTAGATTCTGGCTTTTCTCGGTAAAAGCCGATACAGCCATAACCTTAATAGCCTCTGACATTTCTTTTTCTGCTTTATCTGATAGTTGTATTTTATCCATAAAAGCTCCAGTAATAGCTATTATTAATTGAGAGGCTCAATGCTGAAATAACTGGCACTTAATACAACACCTTGATGTATGTATTTAGCAGCAGGAAATATTTGTTTAATAATCGCTCTAGCTTTCTTTTCATTAGCTTGCCCATTAAAAGATATGGACAATATATCAGCGCCGCTATGCTTACTATACATAATTGATGCTTTGTCGCTTTTAAAGCCAAGAGTTAAACCCCAATCAAGGTTAAATTCGAACCCGTGCTTTTCTAGCTTTTCAATAATTTTTTCCTTTTCCATGCTCGTTTCCTTTTAAAAATAAAAAACCGCCCATAAGAGCGGTTATTAATTATTTATCATTCCGTTTTACTCAATCATACCTTTCATAAAATCAATCCATTTTTGAACATCTTCTTTAGTTCTGAAACATTGGCCATTTCTTTTCATCCCAGCAAACAAGTCAGTATAAAAAGAACAATAACTTACTTCCACAGTGCTTATGTAATAAAATTCATCACCAATATCAGGTTGAAACGGCTTAGGTAAATCTTCAATGCTAATCTTTGGTTCTTCCCACATCCCGATTATGTCTTCAGGATTATGATTATTGTCCAGATTATACACCCCGCCTAATGTCCAACTTGCACAGGTATCGGATAAAAAACCATAGGTATCAAATGTCATACCTCTTAGTTTATAATCTACTTCTTCTCCATCAGAAAGTTTATATTTGTCAGGCACTCTATAAAAGACTATTCCTTTTCTTCCATCACGTAAAAGTACTGGTTCGCCTGCTAATGCTTTTTCTAAATTAAATTCTTTCATTTTCTTTCTCCTAAAACAAAAGGCGCTCACTTGTAACGCCTATTGGGTTTGTTAAATATTGACTCACCACGGTTTGCAAATATCAGGCACTTCAATAACCATAATTTGCTCTGGTTTTATTCTTTTGTACTTAATCCAATATTGGACGATTTCCAATGCCTCTCCCTCGCTGACTGTTTCCCTAGTCTCTCTAACCATTCCCCACTCACGTTCAAATTGGCACTCAATGACAACGTATCTTTTGCCATTTGATACTTGTAAGTCCTGTCTAAACATCTTTTACTCCACGAGAGATAAGCCATATTTTCAAATTAAAAAAGAAAGTATCATCAGATAACTTTCTTTCGGTGTGCCTATTAAAAATAATAAGGGCATAAAGAATGATTAGCTCGGCAATCATCATATTTAATATAGTTTCCATATTAATCAACTATCATTTATTTTTTATTACCGTTCACTTACCCTGTAAAGCAAGAAACTCACTTTGTTTAATTTCGGTTAGGTATTCTGGGATTGCAGGGAATTTATCACCGCCAAAACTCTCTGATTTTTCTGGTATCGACACAATAAAGTTGTCACTTGCAACGCCACATACCGATACATAACCAGTGCGATCACCAAGCACACAGCAAGTAAGTTTTAATTTTCGCAACATAAAATCATTAAAGCTTGGGTATTGATTTAAGATATCTCTAACGCTTTGGATCTTAGCGTTAAATGCCTTACCAGCTTTTGTTCTACCATTGCCATTGATGACAACTTTCTTATTTTCGAGCATTTCGAATTTATAGGTCTTATCCTCTTTTATTTTGGCATATTCAGGATTATCTAAACTACAAACAATACCCCATATACTACTTTCGCTCCCTCTCCATCCTTCATAAAATGGGATAGTGTCAAAAATATCTTCAAGTTTTTTTATCTCTGACCTCTCTATCTTTTCTCCATTTCTCATCTAATGATTTAATAGGCTCAACGTCTAATTTACATTTAAAATATCTAAAATTTGGTTTCATTTTTTTACTCCCCAAAAGTGCGGTCGTTTTTTTACTTAGCGGTCATGACATCAACAACTGGTAATTCATTAACCGAACCGCCAGATTGGATTGAGTGAATAATTCG